ATATACAGCCTGTGCTCTTAGATTTTCTAACCCCCTTCCCCCCCTTGCTCGTGTCGCTCCTTGCCGCTTTTGACTGCGTGGCAGTGTGTACAGAGTGCTTGGAATGGACCACGCCAGAAGCTTCCGCCTTGTCTGACCGGTGTGATATGGTCGCACACTGTAGCAAGACGCTCACAGCTAACACACACAGGGTGAAGAGCCAGATACGCAGCTCTAAGCTTTCTCCATTGTCGGGTGTTATATCTCTTCTCATGATACTTGCGCCCTTTGTGATCTTTCACAGGAGCATGATAGACGTTCTGTCTCTTGCGCTTGGGTATTAGTGCCATTGTGCCTAGTTAATCGGTGTATGTATCTTAGTACTTGTGGATCGTTAATCTCTTTTAGCTCTCTCATCCTCCTACATGCATAGATGACAGTACAATATTGCTTGCCAAATACTCTACCTATCTCTGTGAAGTTCCAGTAGAACTCTTCTCTCAGTATGTACATAATACAATGTCTAATGAGAGTTAATGGCTGTGCTCTACTCTTCCCCCTCCATAGCTGGGGGCCTGTCTTACCTACGTCTTGGGCTAGCTCTTCGGCTTTTAAAAATAGCTCCATTGTCTCAGGTGTGTACCTTAGATTTCTAGGTGCTCTCTTAACTGTGCTTGCTGATATATTCATCTACTTTATTTTTATAATGTTTAGTTAATTGTATTAGTTCCTGGTCAGTGTACTTCCTCGTCTCTGTAGAGCGCTCTAGGAGCCTCATAGCTGTGCCTTCTCCGTATTTATGGTCTATGTATTGCCCGTGCTTAAATTGGTTGCCCTGAGAGCCTATATTACAGCCATAGCATTGCGGATTACAATTCCCGTAAGCGTGCCATCTTAGGCTGTAGTGTTTTCTGCTCATAAAGTGTCCATTCTGCATTGATTTGACTGGAGCTACTGTGTCACATGTAACGCACTTTACGTTACCATCAGAGTCAGCAGCTCTCCATCTTATATATTTACTGAATGCAGCATCTAGCTTCTTAACTAGAAGCCGCCTACTTACTTTCTTTTTAGCCACTCTTCTAGTGATAATTTACTAGGTTGATCTACTGTTAAAGCCTCTCCTAGCTGCTGCCAGTCAATCATTCCATTGAGATAGGGCTCATAAGCTGCATGCTTCTCCTCTCTAAATGGAATTGTGTATTTCTCCTCGTAAGCGTGAAGGCTCTTAATTATAGATCCTGTACATAGAGTGCCATAGAGATCATACTTACCTTGTCTAATGTATTTAAAGCATATTAGCACCTCCTCAACCTTGAGGCTAGGAAACACCTCTAAAATATCTTCTATGCAATCGTGATAGTCCTCATCATTCTTAAAAGTTCTCGTAGCATTTACTCCGTTTACTAATCTCTTTAATTGAGCTAAAAGAAAAAACCTAATATCCCCAGCTGCATGCATATCCGCACTCTGTAGAACTATACCATCTTTAAAGGCTGTCTCAGGCTTATAGCCCTTCATAACTAGATTAACGTTCTCCATAAGCCCATTTAAGCGTTTTTTCAATATCGAGCTCTGGGCTATTTTGCTTGCTTTCTTTAAGCGGGAAGAGTCCTCTCCAGCCGTTACTGATTGACTCGTTGATAATGGCAATTGCTGTTTTGTAGTCATGGTTACTAATTTTTTGAAGTTTATGGAGAGCTCCCTGCTCTGCTCGTTCTGTGTATTTTTTATATTGGTTAGCTGCTCTCTCCTCTATCCAAATCTTCCAAGCGTCTAAAAATTCTTTTTCTTTAAATGGATAAATAACCCCTTTCTTTATTTTACTTTTTATTTTACTCTTTACTTTACTCTTTACTTTACTCTTATGTTCATCAATTTGATTAGGTGGCTCATCAATTTGATTAGGTGCCTCATCACAGTGATTAGGTGGCTCATCAATTTGATTAGGTGGCTCATCAATCTGATTAGGTACAATCTTCCTAACAGGAGAGCTTTGTTGTATCTTAATATGGCTAAATTTGACTAGATTAGAGATAGCTCTAGTTATGGAAGCTGTGGAGCTTTTACACTCCTCTGCTAGTGTAGTATTAGTCTTAAAATACACTTTGCCGTTATCATGGAAGTGAGTGATATCTGCTAGTATATACCTCTCAACCATTGTAAGCTGTGTTAGGCCTAATATCTCCATAGGTATCCATATCCCTTCCTTAGCCATTAGAATATAGTTAATTGAGCTTGATGCTGTTTTAACCTCTTACAAGCTGCATTGTAGTAATCTGTATCTATTTCACAACCTACTAGATCATAGTTTAAATTATGACAGGCTATAGCAATAGAGCCACTCCCTAGGTGAGTATCAAGTATTTTATCTCCATCTTTTGCGTAGTTCATTAATAACCACTCGTAGAGCTTAACAGGTTTTTGTGTGGGGTGTATAGTTTTTTGTTTTTTGTTTCTTCCTCTGACTCCATCCGCTAAACCGTTCCATGCATAATAGTAATATTTTGCTGGTCTATTAAAACTGGTAAAAGCTAACTCTCCAGCTGAATAGCTATCAAAATTTACGTCTTTATTCCAAAAAATAAACCCTTTACATCCGCTTTCCCATATATAAGGAAAATAATTCGCACCCCATATAATAAGGTTTTTGCTAACTCTAAAAAGCTCTGAAAAGTATTTATTATCTGGTATTTTAGAGTCCCAATTTTTATTTTTTTTATCTCTTACTTTATTATCAAAACCTATACCATAAGGAGGATCTACTATAGCAAGCTCATAAGCATTATCCTCTAGAGTCTTTAAGTACTCCATGCAGTCGATATTATATAGCTCAATTTTAGCCATTTATCTGCTCATCTTGATACAGTATCTCTCCCTCTAGTTGGAGCTTCGTAGTATCTGTTTGCTTTACTATCATATCGCAGTATCTAAGCATACGTCTAGGGCTCTTATTTATCCATCTGTAGAGCGTACTTCTATTTACTCCTAGAGCTTCGTAGCAAGCCTTATTACTGCCATATAGCGTTACTATATACTTTTTTAATCCGTTTATCTGTACCATGCTGGGAGTTCTAATGTCATTGCTGAATTTAAAGGTTCGCTGTAGTCGTAGCTCTTAGGAGTGCTCTCTCCATCCCAGCCTCTGTACCAATCTTTAAACATGCTCACTTCTAAGCGTGCTCTATTAAAGCCATCCTCCATCACCTCCGCTGTGAGCTCGTACACTATTACTCCATACGGAGCATTCGGATCGCATGTTATTAGATAGTGCTTTATACGAGCCTCTGAGTTGAATACTCCATGAGAGTACAGAGCCAGCTGCATATGATATAAGTTATCTAGTACCCAGCGCTGGAACTTCTTAGGCTCGTTATCTGTTATCTTTAGATCCGCTATATAGTCATGTCCTATTATATCCGCAAAGCCATGAAATTTAACGCCGTCTAAGTCGAAGTGTATATGCTCCTCTTTGCTCGTAGCTTCGTTTATAAGCTTATTAGCTAGAGGGTGATTCATTACAGCAGAGGCTAAGTTTCTAGCTTCGTTATGCTCTCTGCGAGTATATACCGAATCTTCGCCATACTCCTCTACAGCCGCTTTAAATTGCTTATTAGCTCTCGTAGCTACGTCTAAAACTAGTTGAGCTTTCTCTGGCTCTAGTACTAGCTCATGGGTGAGCTTACCCCTTCGCATAGGAGCGCTTGCTTTAAAGGCTCTCTTTTTATAGTATGCGAAATGGGCTGGAGATTTAGCGAAGGCTTTAAGAGCGCTAAAGGATAGTCGTATAGTATCGAGCTTCATGCCTCTACGCTTACAGGCTTAAAGGGATTACCGCCCTCTACAAATAGCTGCTCCATATCTATTTTATCATTGAACTTCTGAGAGAGCTCGCACATATCTAAATCGAAAGCCTCTTTACTATCTACTCTCACATAGTACTTAGTATCTAAGCCCGCCCCTTTACGAGTTATTTTCAGGTCGTATGTCATTGGATCGCCCTCCACTTCTGATAAGTTACCTATCTCCTGGAGTACGCTTCTAGTTGTACAGCTGTAAATCTTAAACTGTGAGTCCTCTTTATGCCATACAGTAAACGCTGCAAACGGTCTCACTTTGTCATCTGCTGCAAAAGCTTTTTTAGGCATCTCTCCGTCAACAGTCCATCTTATAGGCTTTCCATCCATAAAGACCTGATAGCCCTCTACGGCTTTTGATACTATCCTGATAGTAGCACTCGTATTAGGTGCTAGTTTTAAATACTGTGAGCTGGCTGTTTCTCGCTCATAATTGTTTGTTAAAAAAGTCATCTTTTAAAGTTTATTATTTTTTTATTAATCTCAATTACTTTTCCGTTATTTGCTTTGTGCTTTTTATTGCTGAAGTCAAACTCTTTAGCAGCTATTATCTGAAGCTCACAGGCTGTTATAATAGCTCTAGCTTCTGCTGCGATTATCGTGTACTTCTTTTGCGCTCCTATGCTTTCCATGCGCTTTAGTATTCCTATTAGAATATCAATAGAAACCCCTAACTTGTCAAATGAGAGACTTCCAAAATTCTCCCACTCGCAGCGCGTAAAGGTGAGCTCTATAGCATTCTCTACTTCTTTAATCTGTAATCTGATAGCATGTAGGTCGTAAGGCTCTAGATAGCTAGCCATACGTCTATAAGATCCGTAGGTACTTATAAGATTGATGTTTAATAAACTGAATTGAGAATTTAAGTAGTTATCTACACCCCTAAGAAAGTCTTTTGCTGCTCTCTTAGAGCTCAGTCTATAGGTTGTGTGATTGATATATACCTCGTAGTATTTACCACTCTTAACTATTCCTTTATTTAGCTTGATTCTTTTACTCACCTCTCCCGTAATTTGGACTTGGAGTATAAAAAACCGTATAAAATAAATCTCTGACTAGAGACAGGCTGTTAACTAAATGTTGCCAATTGTTACCAAACCCCAGCCCAGTATGAATACCACTTTTTACTTTATATCTATTATCACGCAAAAGCTTATATCTATTATAACGCAAACTCATGTTGCAAAGTTATGCAGAACTTTTCCTTTGTTTCCACATAATGCACCATTTATTTTATTAACATATAAACGTTAATTCATAACTTATTGTAAAACATATTATTAGTTATACAACCATAACACAAAACTGATTCGGGTCATGTCGTTATCTACATGAATAAAGCCCTTATGAACTCCTATTCTGGTAAATCCTACAAAGATTAAGGCGTTTATTATGGTAAATCTGTCTGAACTATTATCACATACTATGTCCGCTGCTAGCCCTTTAATATGAGCGCTGCTATTTACTCCTCCCACTTTTTTATTCCAAGCTTTTGACCTATACCCTGAGCTTATCTTAAATGGTATCTGAGCATGAGCGCGAGCCTTATCTAATAGCTGTAAAAATACAGGATCCATATACTGACCGCTTCCAGGTAAATCTGGGCTGTCAAATTCTTTTAGCTTAAAGTAACGCATACCCCGATAATAGCTAGAACAATACAAAGGAGATCATGGCTATCGTAACGGCCATAGTTTAAGCGCTTGTATCTACAATTAGCCACGTTAAGTATTAAGATACATATATAAGGTATCATTTTCTTTTGTTTCTCTCCGTTACTGCTTTCTCTATATTAGCCCAGATAAGCGCACAAGCTCCCACTATTCCAAGTATTATATTTATATCTGTGAGCCATATAGCAGCTCCCCAGGATACAGATAATATATTCAATCCCCACATTTTAAAATCTATCATGGCTTATTTTCATTTGCTCCCTTTGTTTCTATTAGTGCTTTCTCCATAGCTTCTACTAGCTCTATTAACTCCTCTAGTGTAAGCTCCTTGCATGACATTAGATAGCTGATATAGTGACGTCACCTCCGTAAATTACTATAATACTAGAAGCGGGCGCTAATCTTAATACTAGGTTTGCTGTTGTACTGCTGTTTATAGCTAAGAAGCTTATGCTAGCGTTGAAATCTCCTGTAGCGCTGCTGGTTAAGCCTCCTGTAGTTTGGTTAAATTGTCTTACTGTTACTGCTGCGCTTCCCACTGTCGCGCTTGCGTAAACTGTTACCGCTGTAGCTTTGTATCCTGTCGGAATAGGGATAAACGCATATAGCTCTACAGTAGTGGAAGGGCATCGTATCCCCAAAACATCTGTCGTGTCATCTTCTACGGCTAGCGGAGCTCTTGTGTAGTCGTCATTCATAAAGAAATCTGTAGGCATTACCTTTAATAAGGTAGTAGAGCCAAACCAGCCGCCGCCCCCTCCTCCAGCAGTATCCCAAGTAAGTACTCCAGAGCCGTCTGTTTTTAGGAACTCTCCACTCGCTCCATCTGCTACAGGAGCCATAGTACCCCCTGTATTTATACTTATAAGATTAACTCCTACAGAAGCTTTTGTTGCTGGTAAGTGGATATCTTGAGAACCTGAGCCTGTACTAGTCGTTAATTTAGCTATCCCGTAGGTATCTGTAGTAATGAAGCCCAGCTTCGTTACATTCTCACCTTGTATTGTGTCATCGACAGGACCTTTATTGTGATATACTCCATCAGGAGGGAGCCCTGTTTCTCCTGGTCCTTTGCTTGGTCTATCGTCTAAATTAGCAACAGTAATCCCTGTTATATTACGTAACAAGTAAATGCATTCTATATCATACTCACCTGTAGCAGCTATAAAGTTTAAGCCTGTAAGCTGATAAAAATTATTACTATCTTCTGTATTTGTTAGTACGCTGTATGGGTGAATAAATAGCGCCCCTGTTCTGTATAGTGTACCTCTTTCTGTTCGTCTCGCTTTTTTATTAGCTCCTAATCTCTCTCTAACTCCTAATCCGTTAATAGATAGATTTGTACTTGTTGTATCTTGTGAGTTATTCCAATAAGTAGCGGGTGTGTACCCAGCGCCTCCAGGAGCTCCATCATTTATATTAATAACTCCTAAGCTTCCCTCACTTATTTTATCACCTATTAAAGTCTGCTCCTGGTTAAATTCATAGCGGGCTGTATCTTCGTTAGTTGCTACGATATCAACCTCACCGAATTCTTGTATATCCTCATCTTCTAGCACTCGGATAGAGAATTGTGTAAATTTCCATGTAGCAACTACAGCCGTAGGGCTAAAGAAGTCAACAGCTGTAACGGCATTACCCGCCCAATTAATAAAGTCTAATGTAGCTGTAATCTGTAAGCCTGTAGCTTCAGCTGGTAGTTCAGGTAAATTAATATCGAATAACTCACCATGATAAAACTGTGAGCTCTGAGTTAATGGATATGACGCCCCCCCATTATTACCGTTAAAAGCTGAACCTACCCAAGTTAACCTATTAGAGCTTGTTGAGTTCCATACATCAGTACTATATTGAGGAGTTCTGTAAATATATCCGTCTGCAAATGTTTCGTTATACCACACAGCCGTAGCTACAGCGCTACTATCGTAGCTATCGTCTCTATCTAAATAATTAACTGTGCCTCCAGCATCACCTACCTTAATTTCAAAGCGTATTCTTGGTCTTAGCACAGCATCTTGCCCTGTTAAGGAGCCTATACCTGAAGTAAAAAATTGTAAATTCCCAGCTAATTTATAAGCTCTCCCCGCTGGCTGTACTGCATCTTCATCCTCTAAAGTTGCTCCTGTAGCTAGTGAATTAGATACTCTATCTAAGTTGTAATAAGATCGAGATATTAACGGCATATCCCCCTGGTAGTTTCTAACTCTTTTTACTTCTTTAAAGGCTGGAGTGCTGCTCCTCTCCCATCCTTTCAGCTTCTCATATGTTGCGTTGTTACTTCCAAATGCTACAGAATAATCTGTCAAATTAGTTGACGTGTTATAAGTTACTGTGCCATTACCTGTTATCTGGTTCCATATATCGAGATTGTCCTGTACATGAGATTGAGTAGCACCTAATGGCACAAGCCAAAACGAACCCTTAGCCATAAAGATACTAGCGTTTAGTGATAACGCTATAGATTCGAGTACTTCAAAAGCGCTATAGTATTCATGTACTCCATCGCTGTTTGTGTTTAAGAATGTCGAGTGCTCAATTTTAGCGTTCTCTAGCTGTTTGTTTTGAGCTGTTCCTATCCAAGCTTTATACTGAGCTGAGATAAAATCCTCATAAAAACGTAGTAATATATCCCCTGAACCCCAAAAGTTAGCAGCGTGTACTTTGCTTAATGCCTTATATAAGTGTTCAGTTATTAGATCCGTACCGCTGTAGGCTGTGCCGTCATTATTGTACTTAATTCCCTTAAGATTAGCTAGCCCATCTACAGCCGTTATACTTACAGCTGCATGTGGGAACTCATCAGGGATTATAGTTTGCTCGGGAAGTATAGAGCCTACCCACCACGCCTCATTATCTCCATCTGGATCCCTATAAACCTCTATTCTATAAGTTCCCTCCTCTGTAGTGTCTAAAGCTGTATATAGCGCATCGAATGCAGCTGAGTTATTTTCAGGATGGAAGAGTGTTATCATTAACTTACTTCCTAGTATTGGCTTAGACCTATCGAAGTTGTCATATCCGTAGCTAATCCTAAAGCCGTCACGTCCTAAATTAAAAGGATAGTTTAAATCACTAGAAACCGAGTCAGCATCTACGATTTGAACTTTCCAATCTGTATCTTTCTCGTCAGTAAATTCGCTAACTGCGTAGATCATACTCATTATACATATCTATTTCTATCACGCGCAGCTCGTGAGTTACTTATTACTATGTCATCGCCTGAGATACGGCCATATACATTAGTAGTGCCATTACCTAAATATTTTTCTAACTGCGATAGTGGCGCTATTACCTCTGGATTACCTCCAGCTCCTGAGTACTCGCCGACCTCTACGAGACTACGGCCATACGCTAGCCCTCCCTCAGCTAGTTGTGGAACGTCTGAGAAAGCCATTTTAACACTACCCACAGCAGCGGCTATAAAGGCTGGTATAGTGAGCCCTCCGCTAGCTTGGTTAGCTACGTTTTTAGAGCTTGCTGCGTTGGTTATGGCGTGAGCTATAGCTTCACTTATTAAAGTCTTTAAAATAGCCTTACCCATAGCCGTCAAACTATCTACAAAATTCTCACCATCTACTATTGCATTTGCAAAAACATCCCCAATCTGTTGCCCTAAGTTAGAGAAAGCTGTCGTAGTGAATTGTAAGCTTTCAGTTAATGTATCTACAGAAGTTTTGACTAGAGATACTGCTCCTGGAGCTTGGCTTAGTTTAAATAATAGCCGGTCTATTTCATTAGCAAATATTACTACTTCTTTAGTAGCGTCTTTCGTACCCTCTGAGCTGCCTAATAATCCTCCTCCACTTTCTATATTATTATTTACATCTATTAATCTATTACCAGCATCTATAACCCTTTGAAATTCGTCTCTATAAGCTCTTATATCTTTGAGCTGGTTCCTAGCTCCCTCTCCTACAAAACCTCCCCTGTCTGCTATAGCTTGCTGTATTCTTTTTATCTCCTCGTCTGCTTCCTGTACTCTTAAAGCTGCGAACTCCATAGACTCAGCTATCTCTTCAGCTCCAGCCCCTGGGCTCACTTGCGCTTCTATCTCTAGCTGTGCTTTGTTTAGATCCTTTAAAGCTGTCTCTACTTTTTTAATCTCTTTACTCGCTTTACTCGCTTCCCTAGAAGTATCTAAGAATAGTAATGAGATAGCTGAGATAGCTACAGTAGCTGCTAATATCTGAGGCATCGAAGTAGCAAAAGCTATCCCGATTAATTTAATACCCGCAATAATTTTAGGTATAGCAATAAGCAATGGACCTATAGTAGCAACTAGACCAGCTATTACTAATATGTTTTTTTTAGTTTTATCAGAGAGCTCTGTAAAGCCTTGCGCTAAACTTATAACATTATCTAGCACTCTGTTTACAGCTGGTAGCAACTCTTCAGCTAGCGCTGCGCCCGCTAGTTTTAAGTTGTCTAGGGCTGTACTAAACTTTCCTGTAGCTGTTTCTGAGAGCTGCTCCATAGCTCCGTTAGCCATACCTCCCTCTTCATTGAAGCTCTTAAGAGTAGCATTGAACTGCTCAACGCTTACAGCTCCAGCTCCTAGCTCTGAAGGTAGAAGCCCAGTAGCATCTGAAAGCGCCTTAAAGATTGGTATGCCTCTCTCTGCTAGTTGGTTCAAGTTCTCTAGCTCTACCTTCCCCTTTGCATTTACCTTAGCGAAGATAGCCGCTATCTCGTTAATGGGTTGGCCTGTTGTGGCTGCTATATCTCCTAAGAATTGAAGCTGCTCGTTTACCTCGCTTATCTTAGTACCTGAAGCTATAAGCTGACGAGCTGAAGTAGCAACCGCTTCTATCTGGAAGGGAGTCTTAGCTGTAAACTCATTGAGCTGCTCCATCATGTCAGCCGCTTGCTTCGCTCCTCCTGTAAGAGAGATAAAGCTTACCTCCATCTTCTCTAGGTCTGCTGCGCTCTTTATAGCCATAGCCCCTACTCCGAGAATAGGCAGCGTTATGGCTTTAGTCATCTGAGTACCTAGAGCAGTAAAGTTAGAAGTCATTGACCTCATGTTACGCTGTACTTTACCGAGGCTCTTATTTAGATCCCTTGTATCTGCTCCTATACGTACTACTAAATCACCTAACTTTGCCATTTACTTTCTATTTTTCACCAAGCTTTGAAGCATCCTTCGCCCGTCTAGCTGTGGCTTATTCTTATGCGCTGCTTTCTCCCAAGGGAAGACAGCTAAATCTTTTGGGGTGATCTTCGCCCCTTTTTTAGTGTGTACGTTTAAGAGTAGAGCTGTCTGCCATCTGGTACGCTCCCAGTCTGAGCGCTCCCTGATCTCTTCGCTTTGTCTCTTTCCTCGTACAGCGTTGCCGAGCTCCTCGAATGTTAAAGAATAAAGGGCTGCTGGGGATAAGCCTAATAGACCTAGCCCCAGCTCCTCTATCCTGTTCCATGTCAAGGGATCGCCTTTATCTTTTTTTTTGAGTCAGCTGTTGAGTCACTACTCATAGCCTCCTCCATAACTTTGACTAACTTAGGTAAGTCTTGTACCTCTATTAGTCCAAGCCAGTCGTCTACACTCAAGTTAAATTCCATCCCTTGAGCTGCGCAGCCATCTACTACGAAGTAGTAAATAAGCTCAGGTATTAGAGTAACATCTGAAGCGTCAACTTCAACTACTTTTATCCCTGTTGCCTTCTCAAAGTTTCGCCATGCTCTAAGCGTAGCTTTTACGGGATAGCTTTTATTATCGAGTGTAATATTCATTATGAGATAACGCTATATGCTATGCTCTCGACGAGTTGTACCGTACAAGAGAATGAAGCATTATCCTCCACTCCGCCAGTAAGGTCTAGAGCTGTTATGTATCCCTTAGCTACATACTCCATATCTCCAGCGTTGGGCGTTGAGCCTGAGCCTACAATTTGAGTTAGTTTGATATCTAGCTTTGTCTTGTCATTTTGAAAGTCGAAGAGCTCATGCACTCCGTTAGTAGCATCGTTAGCAAACATCCCAGAAAAAGACATAGTTGCCTCTATCATACCAGGTAGTAAGCTTTTATATCCCGCGTTGGATTTCGTTGTTGTATCACGAAGATCTAAGTTAGTAGAGATAGAGCAATCTGTTAAATTATCTACCATTACTAAAGTTCCATCCTCTTCTCCTAAAGTTACTTTAAGATTAGAGCCGTTAATTATTCCTGTTGTTTCAGCCATTTTTTTTAGTTTTTTTGTTTTTCTTTTTACGCCTGTCACCTCCGACAAGAGCAGTTATAATAATATCTATCCAGCCAAATATTTTAACCGCTTGACTGTCCGACGGTACGAGAGAGAAGATAGCCCTCGCTGCTATTAATAAGGCAAATAGTATGCTTTGCCAGTGGTTAATTATTAGGTCTTCCATTTATATATTTTTTATTCTTATTGTGTAGTCCTGAATAGCAGCCCAGAGCTTACGAGCTTCGTTAACATCCATTTGTTCATTAACGTAGTTAGTGCTCTGTATCTCTATCGTGTTATACGTTCCTGTCTTTCTATCTAGAGCAGCTCGTACACTCACCCCTAAATTAACTGCTTTATTATATGTATCCTGGAAGCCGTACACTTCTATATTCGCGGTGTCTATATCTCCGTTTGTATTCTTTGTCTCACTAGGTGAGTTACTAACTACAGAGTACACTACGTAAGGAGCATCTATATCTGGCGGGGCGAGCTCAGGGAAGATTTTATTTAAAACCATCTCTTCTATTGAGATACTTCCAATAGTAGCAACAGTTCCTCCGTCGCTATTTATCGTAAATCTATCGTTGTCAGTAACGGCTGTAAAGTACTCAGTATAAGTCCCATTGTCGGCTGCTGTTAGCGTTGGTCGCTCAGGTGAAGAGTTCCACGTTCTTCCAAATTTTAACTCAACGCTACCGCTTGTAATATCTAAACTCTCTATTTCTAATTTGTAGCTTTTACCTATTTCAAAAATAGTTCCATCTTGTATGCAACTTGAATAAACCGTACCGCCTCCGCTTGTATCAATTTCGCTGCTGTCTAAACTTAATCCGCTCGCATTAAAAGTGATACCTCCAACGGCTGACAAAGTCCACCCCTCGCCGAGTGGTAGAACAGAAATACTATCAAAATCAACTAAGTCGCCAACTGCTGCACTTGCTAAATAAAATCTAAAAGTAGAACTCGTTGATACAATATAAAATTCATAATCTTGCCAATCAGCCGTAAGAGCATTATTAGCTACTACAGTACCAAGTTCCCCATTATTGCCTATTGAACTAAAGGCACTCCCTTGAGCAGTCACGCCGTCTGCTTTTGTTCCTCTTACTCGCATAGTTACTTTATAACTTGCATTAAGCGTATGACCAAAAGTTGCATATAGAGCTGAGCCTTGAGCTAAGTCATAGGTTAAGCGCATAAATTCAGAAGCATTCCAACTTGGAGTTGCCCTATCTGTTCCAGTACTCTCAGCTATCTTCCATTGAGATATATCTGAGTTAGTGAAATTTGGATATGTTACTTCTTCCGTTCCCGTAGCACTAAAGTCACCATTCGTTACAAGCTCCGTTCCTGTGGGTGAGTAGTCCGTAGTATTAAACGGGAAGTTACTTTGTACGTCTGAAGATTGAGACAGTATGTTATATATCGCTTTCCCTACCTTCATAGATTCTTTATATAGTGTCCAAAGTTGCTTTTTAGAAGTTGTACCTCGTACTTTCTACTTCTGTTATAAGTTGCTTTTTGTCCTCTATCAAAAACGCCTGTGTTGCGTGTTCTATGCTTACCCCCAAAGCGCTCGTCAAAGTCTCCCTTTTCTACGATATGAGCATACCAGCCGTCATCGTATTTTTTAGTTTTACCTCTCTTACCTATAGATTTAGTTCTAGGCCCCGCAAGTATTGTATTCCTGTTTTTATTCGGTTGCCAGGTTCCGCTGGATCTCCTCAGCTGGCCCTTCTTAACCTTTAGAGTATCTTTCTTAGTTCTTACTGTTATATCCTTATCTAGATCCTTGATATTAGCCTTTAAATAATTGGCATATACCGCCCCGACCTTATGGCCTATCTCCTGAAGCTTTTCCGAATCTTTCACACTCCATTGAGCTAATTTATCTATGCGCCTGTTGAGCTCGCTTACTCCTGTAATTACTACGCTCATCAGTTCACAAGTAATTCAGTTATCACTCTGAGCTGCTCACTGCGCCCTACCTCCTGGACTCCTAGTATCTCATATATCTTTGAGTCGTAGCTTATCCTGTACGAAGGTGAAAGCAGCTCAACCTGGGAGCTGTTGCGTATCGTAAAGATAACCGATTGAAAGCTCACTACTTGCTCTCCACTATTGCGCTCACTAGCTGAAGGCTTGCGCTCTATAGCAGCCCACACTGTAGCATAGGTACCCCAAGATACCGTGCGCTCTCCGTAGTCGTTTACGGTTGAGGTAGGTTCCTGTAGTGTTACCCTTCTATCTAGTGCCCCTATATTCATTTTAAGTTAATGAGTCTATAAGGATTTATAATTGCTTTTACTCCTAGAGGAATCTCTATAGCTGAAGTAGAAGCTACCACAACAGCCCGTCTATTCTCGTAGTAGTGAGCTGCGAGCATCTTAATGGCGTGAGTTAATGGGGCGTTGATTTGATTCGTTACCGTTCCCGCTATCTCTACTCCTCCAAATCTGTCCTCCTCTACTGAGGGAGTGTCTAAGAAGTTTACTCTTAAGATACCTAGCTGAGTACCTACGTAATATTTGTCTGAAGATAGAGTAGTTAGAGCCTCCTCGTTTGGCTTATAATATTTTACGCTTGATACTGTACTAGCTGAGTACGGAGCTTCGATATTATAAAAAGTTTTTATTGACATAGTCCAGGTAGTAGCCACAAAGTGGCGGCCTGTATAGTCCTGTATTGATTGAGTTGCAGCGTCAATAATCGCTGTTATAGTTGTGTCCTCGTCTGAATGATCCACACGCAAAAATTCTTTCATATCTGCTAGAGATACAATATCTGTTCCTGTCGGTTGTGCTGCGTATGTAAAATTCATTAGAGAAGTATTAAGAAAAAAAGAGGGCGAGCGAGTGGCCCGCCCCCAATTTCATATTAGTATATCTTAGATTACGTTAGTAATAGAAGCGAAAGCTCCAGACTGACGTACATCTACGTCATAGAACTTATTTAAGTGTAGAGCTATCTGAGCTGTGCCAGCGTTCGAGTAAGGATCTACTAAGAGGTCTAAACCGCCGAAGAAAGCAAGAACTAAACCTTTAGCCCAGTCTCCAAATATGATATCCCCAGCATTCTCTGTACCATCTACTAGATTAGGAGTAGCTACAGCTGGGAAGCCGTCAAAACTTTGTCCTTTCCAGAAGGCGTCAATAGAAGATACAGTAGCTAAGTCTCTAGATACTTTCCACCCTGTAGGGCTCATAGCCCACTTACAGTCACTGAAGTTACCTCCAGCGGCTAGTACATCTTTCTCTAGCTCGAAGAGGTCTGCTGCTGTTAAAGCTGCTCCAGCTCCAGCTGTTTGCGTTGCTGCTGCTGCTTTAGCGAAAGCTGCCTTATCAATAGTCTCATTGATTCCAGCTGTTAGCTCACGAGCGATAAGCTGGTCAACTTGTGAGCCTCCTTGAAGGATAAGCTGCTTAGAGAACTTTGTCCTGTTCGCGCAACGAGTTGGGCTAAGTGTAAGCTCATCAAGTTCTAATCCTGATTCAGCATCAGCACTAACTTCAGTCGCGTCAGTTCCTACAGCTTTTTCACTTACTCTAGGAAATTGTAGATTGCCCGTTGCTCCATGTATTGTTGTAGCTCCTAGCTTCTCAATCATAGTTGGAGCTCTTAAAGCCTCTATTACTCCAGGTACATTAGTAGGTACATATCCTGAGCCGTCACCGCTTCCCGCTTGGAAGTCATCAGCTTCACCTCCGCGAAATAATGCCGCTTCAGGTATTCCAATCTGTCCTGTCATTTGTAAGCCTCTAGCTTGCATTTCACGCTGTGCCTCCTGAGCCCATTCTGCTTCTGCTCCCTCTAAGCCTTTACCTAGAGATACAGTATTGATAGCGCGAGATAGAGAGAAAGATCTGTTGATTTTGTCCATCTCTTTAGTCTCACTTACTGAAGTGCCTGAGAAATTAGCTTGGCGTGCTATCATTTCCTCATGGGCTGCACGGCGCTTAATCTTATTATCTAAGCGAGTTACCTCTTGCTCTAGATAGTCAGCTCTCTGCTCTTCTTCGTTTGTGAGCTCTCGCCCCTCTTTTTCTGTATTCTCGATAAGAGATACATGTTCTTCATAGTTTTTGCTACGAAGGGCTTTCATTTCATTCAAATTCATTTTTTTTAATTTTAGTTTTTTAACTGTTTCACATTTATTATTATCGCTGCTTTTTACTTCAGCTGTTCTAACTTCTTCTGCGGGCTGCTCCTCATCTCTAGCTACCACAGTCGCCTCACGAAACGCAGGATAGCAGACTGGCGAAACGTCCAATAACGAAGCCACTTGGTCAACGGACCGTGCGCTCCTGTCCTCGCTCCAGGTTTGCTCTTTAATTGTAAACGCAAACGAACTTTGAGAGATATCACCCCTTTGAATAGATTCGTATAGATCTGTCGCATATTGCTGGTTTCCTAGTTTTACTCTGTACTTTAATCCTACATCGTCACTTGTCAGCTCTAAAGAGCCTGATTTTGTCCTCCCAATTATTAATGAAGGATCGTGATTAATGAGCGCTCTACAGTCTAAATTCTCGTTATTTAAAACGTTGTCGAAAGCTCCTCTAGATATCGTTTCTTTGAAAGATCCTATATCAGCTTCAACGCCATATACAGCAGCGTAACCTTCTATTATGCGCTCGCCGTTCTCTTCTCTAGTTTCTAGAGTGCTATCATGCTTTGAGTAGTGAGCCGCCGTTAGTAGCTCGTTTCTTGATTCGTCATCCATTACTTTCCGATTTTGATATTGTTTCGCTGTAAGCTCCTAGCTTATCTAAAGCGATTTGATTAACTTGTACTGTGTGTACATCTCCCCCCTCTACAGGGTTGAGCTCCTCCTCTGCTCTAACCTCATTTATTGAGAGCACCCCACTATTTAGCATCTGAGTAAAGTAGTTAGCTCTAGCTGTAGTATCTCCTCTCTGAAGATCTACAAGCCTGAATTTTGTATATATCTCTGGGCGCTGGAAGGCTGGGATTAACTTCCTATCCACCTCTTGCTCTATCCTCTGAGTCCAGGGTACAATGGTATGGCGTGCAAACATTAGGTTTTGCTGCTCTACATTGTTGTATGTTGTTTGACTAGGGAGCTGTACAAGAGATGGAGGAACGCTAAAGATTCTGCATATCTCCTCCGCTTGGAATTTGCGAGTTTCTATAAATTGCGCTTCGTCTGGAG